CATCACGACCGGTCAGATAGTTGAAGGCAAGACCGATGCGCGCGGCGAGCTCATCGCGCCCGGCATCTTCGGCCATGCACCACAGGCAGTCGAGCACATCGGACAGGCTCATGCCGAAGAGACCGCAGAACCGCTCGGTGTCGGCGTCGTCGCCGTGGTGGGCGAGGTGGATAGCGTCGTCGGCATAGCCGAGGTTGAGGGGGACGGAGAGAACGAGGCGGGGCATGTCGTGTCCTGGTTTGGTTGCCGGTGAATCCTGGCACCCGCTAAGCCCCGTCCGGCGAACCGGTACGGGGCGGGCTGGGGAGCGGAGGGGGTCAGCGAAGCGCTTCCTGGAAGGCGTCGAAGTAGCCATCGGAGGCAGCGGAAAGGGGAGCGATGCCGCGAGCCTTGCGGCCGGTCTGCGCAAGGGCAACGCTTGCAACGCGGAGCGCGTCGAGCCCGCCCATGGAATCGGCAGCGGCGCGGACCGCGGCGCCATCGGCGCGGCCCCACTCGATGGCGCTCATGGCGTCGCCCAGCTCGGCGAGGGCAGCCGCGACGGCGTCAGCCGAGGCGGCGGGTTCGAGGGTCACGGTGAAGGTGGTCTTCATGGTAGCTCCTTGGGTGGTACCATTGGTCCCTTAACAACGTGGACCCATGGCGCCAAGGATTGATTGCGGGGAGTGTGGGGTTTGACGCTCGCCTATCGCCGACTTTCCGCGCGTGGTGGGCGTTATCGTCGCCTCAGTGTGAGGTAGTGCAAGGTTTCGCGCGGTTTCGCGCTGTCTCCTCTTCCGTCCCTATGTCCCTATGGTCCATAGGACTTGCGACTTGTAATCTTAAAACCACTGAAAACCTCGCACTACCTCGCACTGTTTTCCACTCTCAGGTGACAGCCCATCGACGGCCGGACGGGCTACAGGAGGGGCAGGAGGTAGCGACATGACACAAGAAGAGATCGACCGGGCCCTCGCAGCGCTCGCACCTGAGGCGGTGGCCGTGGTGGAGCGGGCGCTTCGGTCGAAGGGCCGAACGGACCGGACGCAGATCGATACCGCGTGGAAGGTGCTGACCATCGCCGGGCGCGTCGGCGGGGCCGTCGAGGAGGAGGAGGTAGCGGAGCTCGCAAACGTGCTGCGGGTCGTTGGGCCGTGATCGGCCGCGGGCGGAAATCCGCGCCTCGCTCGCTTCGCTCGCTCGGGGGCCTGGGACTCCTGGGCGCTTCCCGTTTCGTTGAAGCACCTCTGTACGCTCGCTCCGCTCGCTAAGGGGAGGCACATGGTTCGCTCGCTCCGCTCGCTCTACCTCGCTTCGCTCGGGGCCACGGTGTCGGCCACCCCCCGGAGGCACCCCCCGCCATGTATACCTCCCCTTGCCCCCCAAATAGATGCGACCGTCTGACCCAGGCCCCTTCGTCCCCGCCACAGTGCCGGCCCACCTTCGCCAGAAGACGGCGGAGCTCATCGAGGACCGCGAAGCCTTCGTCCGCATGCTGCGCATCAAGCACAAGCAGCTCGGCAAGTACGTGTCGTTCGTCCCGAACCCGGCCCAGCTGCGGCTGTGGGAGCTCATGGACAAGAGCAACCGGGTGATCGTCATCAAGGCGCGGCAGGTGGGCATCAGCACGGCGGTGCGGGCGTGGCAGTTTCACCGGGCGTACAAATCGCCCGACCCACAGACCTTCGCGGTGCTCAGCTTCCACGACCGGTCTGCCCGCAACCTGCGCCGCATGGACCGCCGGTGGTTGAAGGAGCTGCCCAAGGTGCTGCACCGGGAGCTCGACGTGGACTCCTCGGAGGACACGGTCTTTGCGGACACCCACGCAGGGTTCAGCAGCTTTACCACCGGAGGCCGCGGGGGCACGCGGTCGTTCGAGTTCTCGGGCGGGCACCTTACAGAATTTGCATTCTACGTCGATGCGGACGAGACGCTGGCGCAATCGGACTCGACGGTGGGCGAGGGCCCGCTGGTGGTGGAGAGCACGGTCAACGTGCCGGGCGATGCGTTCCACCGGCTGGTGGAGGGGGCACCGGACAACGGGTGGTCGCTGTTCACGTACTGGTGGTGGCAGCATGAGCCCTACCGGGACGAGTACCTGCCGGACGAGTGGGAGCGGACGGAGGAGGAGGAGGAGCTGGCAGAGCGGTACGGGCTCGATGACCACCAGCTGTCCTGGCGGCGCCGGAAGGTCGCGACCCTCGGCACGCACAAGTTCAAGCGGGAGTACCCGGGCTGCCTTGACGATGCGTTCCTCGCCCGGGAGTCGGTGTACTTCTCGCCGGCGGACCTCGACCAAATCTCGACGGTGTGGTTCGACACCCCGGAGCGCGAGTTCGAGGAGCCGCTGGAGGGGGAGCGGTACGTCATGGGGGTCGATACGTCGGCGGGCGTCGGCAAGGACTACAGCGCGGTGTGCGTTGTAAGCCTGTCCACGATGCAGCCGGTGTACATCGAGCGGTCGAACCGCAGGCCGCCGCATGAGTGGGCAGCCAGGACGGCGACGATCGCCCAGCGGTACAACGACGCGCTCATCCTGTGCGAGGCCAACAACCACGGCCACGTCGTGCTGCGGGAGTACGACCGGCTCGGCTACAAGAACCTGTGGCGGAACCCCAAGGGCAAACCCTGGTACACGACGGTCAAGAGCAAGCTCGAAGCCTTCGAGTGCCTGCGGGAGCACATTCAAGAGGGGCTGCTGTTCCAGCTCGATCAGAGCACGCTGCATGAGCTCCGCGGCCTCGAAGTGCGGAAGGTCACGCCGGAGGCGCCGCCGGGGCTGAATGACGACCTTGCCATGTCGCTTGCGCTCGCGTATCGTTGCGTGCGGAGCGCACCCCTCTCGCATCGGCGCGAGGGACAGCAGAACAGGGTAGACGCCATCATCGCGCGGCGGCGTGCTGCGCGCATCCGGTCGCAGGCGCTGCCGTGGAGGACCAACACATGATCACGCCGAAGATCGCCGAGTCCATCTACCGGGACCACGAACACTACTGGAACCGGCGCCGGCCCGAAATGCGACGGCTGCGCAACGTGTACCTCATGCGGTATTGGGAGCGGCCCGACAACTACATGGAGCAGCTGCTCATCGAGACGAGCCGCGGCTACGAGCTCATCGAGAGCTACATCGCCAGCCTGTTCGTCCGCGACCCGTCGGTCATCGTCAAGCCCGACCTTCGCGGTCGAGGCGACCCCAACATCACCGAGGGCACGGTCAACGACTGACTGCTGACGACGCGGCGAGAGATCGAGGACGGGATGCGCCTCGCGCTCATCTACCCGTTCGCAGCGTTCAAGCTCGTCCCGTGCGAGGTCAAGGATCCGCTGCAGCGGGTGCAGGTCGCCTGCGTCGCCCCGTGGGACACCATCGTAGATGCGTCGTCTACGACCTGGAGCAAGCAGCGGTACGTCGGCCACCGCTACTTCCTGCCGCTGTCCGAGGCGAAGGAGCGGTACGGCAAGCGGAAGTGGGCCAAGCGCAGCTTCCGTCGGTACCTCGACCGCGAGGACCCGGAGCAGGAGAACGTGCCGGCCCGCGAGCGCCAGGGCGACGAGGACCGTGTTGAGGGCGATTTCGTCATGATCGTAGAGCTCTACGACATGGTCAAGGAGCGCATGCTGGTGTGGTCGCCGGACTACGCCAACGGCGAGCGGTTCGTCTACGACGGCATCGAGCTGGAGGTCGGCGGCGCCGAGGACAGCGAGTCCGAGAAGTTCGACGGCATCCCGTACCGCACGGCGTCGGACCGGCCTGTCGTGCCCATCGTCCCGGTCTATATGTCGCGGGAGCCCGACGACCCCCTCCGCGGATTCTCGGCGTTGCGTCGGGTCTACGACCAGATCGTAGAGATCAACACCATCCGCACCTTCCAGGCCCAGGGCGTCCGGCGGGCGGCCCGTCAGTGGCTGGTGGTGAAGGGCACGATGGACGAGGAGGCGCAGTCGAAGATTTGCCAGGGCCAGGACGGCGAGTTCATCGAGGTCGAGATCACGCAGGGGCAGACCTTGTCGGGCTCCATGATGCCGGTGCCGCACAGCCCGGTGCCGCATGAGCTGCAGCTCTACGAGAACCAAGTCGAGGACGACTTCGGGCGCGGCAGCATCATGGCGCCGTTCACCCGCGGCGAGGCGACCAAGGCCACCGCGACGGAGATTACCGCCCTGGCGGCATACTCCGCGTCGGAGATCGGTCGCATGGCCCGGGAGCGGGACGCCGCCATCGCTCAGCTTGCCAGCACCTACTGCGTCATGCTCGCCACGCTGCTCGGCGACGACAGCGAGGTCATCCGCCTCGGCAACGAGGTCCAGGTGCTCACCGCCGACGACCTGACGGGCGAGTTCCGGTTCTACGCGCAGGACAGCGGCTCGACGCCCATGTCCGAGGCGGTCCGCAAGCAGGAGCTGCTGAACCTCGTCGGTGTGCTCACGGAGCTCGGCGCCAACCCGCAGGCGCTGCTGCGGGACATTGTGCGGACCTACGACCTGTCCGAGGACTTCCTGCCCGACGAGCAGCCGGACCCCAACGCCGCCGGCGCTCCGTCTCCTCCTGCGCCCACCCCGGGCGTCGCACCCCCGACAGCCGGTCTACCGGGCATGGGCCTCGCGCCAGGACAGCTACCCAGCCCTGAGCAGGTCGGTCAGGTGCTGCCACCGGGCGGGGTTGTCTGATGCCGCTGTACGAGTACGTCTGCCAGAGCGGGCACAGCCACACCATTCTCCGCAACTACAGCGACCGCGACAACGTCTACGTCTGCTTCTGCAAGAGCCCCGGCAAGCGCATCCCCTCGGCGCCGGCGCGCACCAAGTTCCGGTGGGGTGACACGGAGTGGGACGGTCGCCGGGACCGCGGCCTCGGCGTCACGCTGCGGGACGAGAACCACCGCAAGCAGATCATGAAGCAGCGCGGGCTGCGGGAGCTCGGCGAAGGCGAGGTCGAGGCAGAGGTCAGCCGCGTCACGTCCGAGCACCAGCAGCACGAACGCGACATGCGGACCTTCGACCGCGTGCTCAACGAAACCGGGAGCGCCGCGACCGCGATGGCGCAGACGTTCCCCGACCCTCCCACCACGGACTGACCCATGGCTATCGACCCCGAACAGGCGCTCGCACAGGGCGCCGCTGCAGCAGGCAACGAGCTGCAGTCAGAGGCGGATGCGCTGCTGCCCGTCGTCAACGGCATGTTCACCGAGACGAGCATCAACGCGCTCATCGACGCCGTCAACCAAGCCCTGGAGGCCACGGGCTTCGAGGGCGAGCTCCCCGAGCACGAAGGCAACGCGACGCAGATCCCCGTCGAGGTCATGCGCGCCATCGCCATGCTCAACGACGCCGCCATGGAGCTGGGCCTGGGCGACCTCGGCATCGAGGTCATCGAGGACGACACCGACCTCGCCATGCTCGCCAGCTCGATCGTGCAGCTGTCGCAGGACCAGGAGTTCATCGCGGCGATGACCGAGCCCGCCATGGACCCCATGGCCGAGCCCATGTCCGCGGCACCGATGACCGCACCCACCGGCATGCCCGCAGGGGGCATGCCCGACGAAGAAGCCCTTATGATGGAGCATATGTAATGAGCACCCCGGAGCAAGCACCCACCGAAGCGGTGGACACGGCTTCCCCCGAAACCCCCGACCCCGTCGAAGCAGCCACCCCCGAAGATGCGGGACGGCGCGGCGCCGAGCAGGACAAGTACCGGCAGGAAGTGTCCAACCTCCTCGACGCCTACGAGCAGCGGACCGCAGAGCAGGCGCGGGCAGCCCGGCAGGCGAAGGAGGCAGCCAAGCCCGTCGAGGAGCCCCAGGGGCTGCTGGAGGGGGAGAGCTGGGACAGCATCTACGCC